TAGTTGGTTGTGACCATCTCGATGTTGAGTTGGCTGATAAGCATGTCGGCATTTCCGATCTGCTGGACTGTGGGTTGTGACCATCCACCCAAAAACGAGATGTTATTGGCTAGTAGGTCGGTAACGCTAAAAATTAAAGTTTCCAAGTTGGCTAAGGCTGCTCGGTTGTCAGCTGCATTGACAATGCAAGTTATGTCAAATCGCACATTACAACGAGCGCCGCCAATGGCACTTACTGTGATGTAAGGCGATCCCGGCACAAGCACAATGGCAGGTGGCGTGATGTTCTCATTTGGGTATGAGTAGACTACCCGCCCGGCAGCTGCAAGAGTTGCGGCAAGATTAGCCCGGTATGTTGCTAGGTCAGCCAAGGTAGCCCCTAGTATCTAGGTGCTTTCCTAATAGGCCAGATACCCGAGTAAGCATTGAACGGCCTAGGCGGTACGGTGCTGGACTTTGGAAGTCCACACCCTGCTGGCCTAGTGTTCCTGTGCGAGTGATCCAGATGTCGCATGCTACGGCTAAAGCGGCTTCGCGTACTTCTGGGGTCGTGTCATAAAGCGCGGCTTGGCTGGTCAATACTGCTCGGCCATTAGGGATGATTGATCGCTTAGTCACGTTGGCATTTGTGATTGCAGCTTCAAAAAATGTCACGCCGTATTCATCAACACCTGTGGATGTAACTGTGCGTGATCCGTCAAAGGGTGCGCCACACTTGCTGACCGTTAATGCTTGGCCAACTACGAATGTGTTGTCGTAGCAATAGAACCGGGCAACATTATTTGTTAATGATGCGCCAGCAATAGACACATCATCAAAGATTAAATAAGAAAGGATTATGTTTTCGGCGCTATCTGCAACGGCTTGCACGATTGCATCAGCATAGATGTCACCAATACCAAGTACGGCTTTTAGCTCGCTTAGTGTAATTAGTGCCATCTTAAATCCTTATCTATGGGTGAGTGTGTGGGGGACACAGGGCCGCATCCCCCACACTTCTAACTAACTCTGACTTAGGTCAGGTTAAAGCGACGTACTCCACCAGCGGTCAAAACGCCTACGGCTAGGTAGCCGTAAAGTGCGGTTTCGATTTCGCCAGTTGTAACTATGTTTGTTGACATACGCAAGATCGGTGATTCGTAGATTGCAACTGCAGATGGGGTGACAATGAATGCCGACTCATCGATAGTTGTTGCAACTGCGTTCGGATCAACGTATAGGTCAAGTCCAAGCACGTTACCGCGTAGGGACTGTGGGCCTGCAACTCCACCGTTGTTCTGTGGGTTGTAAGCGTTGTAGATTGGGCGACCGGTTGTGTCGGTTGCGCCCATCAATAGTGACCACTGTGAAGTGCCTGCGATGTATGCGCTTGGCAATTCGCCAGTTGCTAGGTAAGCAGCTGGGGCTTCTGTGGAAACGTAGGAAATGATACCAGCGGATGATGCTGCAACTGCTGTGGCTTGTGTTCCACCTGCAGTTAGAGCTGCGATTACTGCTGCATCTGTTGCCTTGTTGTAAGCGCGGGTCATGTTGTCGACCATTGCTTGGAAAAAGTCTGGGGATGAACGTTCTAGTAGTTCTACCGAGTAGCGCTGCATTCCTGCAAACTTGTTTACGTCTAGGTTGACGTATGAGGACACAATTCCAGTTTCTGACGGGCCAGCACCTTCGTTGGTGTCAGCTACAGTTCCACTGGTTGTGATTTTTGGATGGCTAATAACCATGCCTGATGCAGTGATGGCGCGTGAGCCGATTGCATCGATGGCTGGGCGTGAGCCAATGGATGTGTCAATGACGCTGTTTACATACTGCACTGGGGTAAACGCTGGGTTTGTGCTGAATGAATCGTCAGCTGCCATTACATACTGGGCTGAATCGTGATTACCCAATTTGGCCTTGACACTGTGTTCCAAGTACGAGGCTTGGCTGTTAATTGGGCTACGAGGTTTTGCGTAAGCCACTGGTGCTGCAGCGTGAACAACAGCGGCTGCTGTTACTTCATCTGCAACTGGTGTTGTTACTTCGTCCACTGTTGTCTCCTGTGGTTCATCCTCGGCGGCTAATTCCGCTTCGGTGGTTTCTGGGGTTTCCTCGGTAGCTGCTACGTCAGAAATTTGAGCATCCTTGAATGCTGGATTGGTTACATGGGCTACGGCTTCCATCAAAGCTGACGCAACTACCATGACACCTTTTTCAATGGTGTATTCATTGACTTTGGCTTCAATGCTAAATGCCGGGCGAAGTCCCTCGGCTGCTTCTATAAGTGCATCATTGCCAGCATTAGTTGGTGCAATCTTGAAAGCCATTGAGATGCCTGCCGGGCTTACTTCAAGGCTGTCACCCAGTCCGCGACCTAGGGGACGAGTTCTGTCATGCTCACTATTAAGCACAATCTGACTCGGATCAATGTCACCGAATGCGCCAAACTCAAAACGCACTGGGCCAGCCGATGTATTTCCTGAAATGCCAAACGGCACAACCATACCTCGGATAGTTCTGGTTTCAACTGATGCGGCCAATACTTGACCCTCAAAATTAAGTTGCATTTGCTTCATTTCCTCTCGGTGCTAAATCCATTTCCTCACGCGCTTCATCAACGCTGATGAGTCCAGCTGCAAGCATCTTTTCTAATACTTCAATTTGTTCTAGTGGATTACCGCGTAAGTAATCATCTAGATCAAAGCGAATTACCTGTCCACGCGGTGTGCAGTCCGGCATACTTAAGCGTTCGGATATAGCGTGTAAAAACGGCTTAAGCGAAAAATCAACCAAACTGCGTCTTTCCTGCGAAACATTTGAGTAGGTAGCACTGGCTGATTCGGCGTTGATGTACCACGCTGGAATGTTGCACATACGAGCAATTTCAGCTGCAGTGTTTAGGCGTGATTCGGTAAGTTGCATCTGCCCGGCATCGTAGCCAAAAGTGGTTACATCTAAAGGCCCAGACAAGTAAGCGGTTGAGCGAGTGGCCCGGGCTTGCTTCCATTGTGCCAATAAGCTGGATACTTGCTCTGGTGGTAAGTCAACGCCAGAATTTTTAATAACCATAGTTGGATTTGGCTCACTGGCCATTCTCTGGACGGCTTCCTCTAACTTCAAAGCTGTAGAGATAGTGCGGCCACCACGATTAAGGATTCCCTCGTCAATACCGCTAAACATGATTAGTGAGCCAACACCTGTAGTAGGTAGCAAGCCACCCTCGATGTAAAAGCCATTAACAATCTCTTGGGTGTTTAAGTCAGTTGTAAAAGTAACGCGGGTTGGATCAATACGGCGAGCCTCTGTCGGACGGCCATCCTCGGCGCTAACTGTAAGCACTTGCCAGAATGAGCGACCATGAAATAGTAAGTCCTCTACTGTCCAAGCCATTGTAACTGCCATTGGCAATGCTGGATCAGGTTGCTTTAGTAGACTACGGCCTTGAATCTTTGCGCCAGTGATTTCGTTATAAGAGTTCAAACCAAGTGTGGCAATAGTGCCAGCAATAATGTTACGAGCGCGGGCCACAGCTGGTACTTGCATTGCGCTTGAACGATCAACGCGGAAAGTGTTAAAAGGCGTGAAGTAAGCATCCTGATAGAAAGGAATTGCTATTCCGGCACGAGCTTGAATGTCTGTTTTCTGTTCTGGAGTACCCAATAAGAAATCAATAAAACCCATACTGCATTATCTCATAAATGTGTGACATTCAAGCATCTGGTAGGCGTGTCGGAGAATGTGCGGGTTAGTGATAGGAGTGACTAACCCGCACATTGGGGTACTGCCAAGTAGACCTTAAGCACTAATGATAGTCACAGTCTGTTGTGGCGCACAAGCATGACCCGCTGCCATGACTAATGCAACGGCAGCTGTGATCGGTACTTGAGCAGCTCTACGCGCAATACGCCATCCACCATCTGATGCTGGCCGTCTAGCACATGACACTAAATGACTATGTAATGTCGGTTGTCCGGGATGAATGAATTTACCCGACTGCATTGCATTAAGTGTTTGATCGCAACTAATAGCAAAGCCAGCAGATGCCCAAGGTGTTGGTTCGGTTGCTATGCCAGCCTGTGCAAGTCTGGGCGCAATGTAGCCTGCAGTGTTCGGATCATAGGCAAACTTTCTAGGCCTGTATCTACGAGCAAGGGTAGCCAGTTCGCCTGTAAGTTCAAGATCATTTATCCCGCCATCACGTTGCCATTCATGTAGGAATACTGCCATGCCCTCTGGACGCTCTTGGATAGTGACTAGGCAGGCAATCTCTCTATTGAAATTAAGGTCAATAGCCATCCATGTAGGTAGTTCATCCTCTAGCCCTATTTCCCTTTCGCCTGCATTCCACATATCCATTGGCCAAGGTGAATCAATGGCATCTACCCACATGCAAAGTGTTTCAGTTTTGAAAGCATCCTTTGTGTCAAAGATTGATGCATCCCTAATGTTTTCTTTTGTAATTGTGTATCCCATTGCAGGGTTAGCCATTGCCCAAGCCTTTTCATCATTTACATCTGACCCGGCAGGGGCGCTGTATTCGTAGTAACCCATTCGGCTAGATTCAAAGGTCAAGGCTCTACGCCTTTGTTCATTAAGCACATTGCTATTTAGGTCGCCAGCATTTGAAGTCCAAAAGACTTGAGCATTTGGCCTTGCTCGGGTAATCGGAGTTACAGCTGCCCAAGTGGCTTCATCGATCTCTCGGAGTTCATCCACATAAAGCAAATCGGCGGTTGAGCCACGCGGGCCTTCGCTGGTTGCAGCTCTGATTGCGTACTTGCGTAACCTTTCACATTTACTGCTACATGACTTGGGGTAGTGGTGACAGTAAACCTCTATCTCCTCTTGGCCGTTAGTCCGGGACACACGCTTAATACGCTTACGCATCCAATCAAGGCTTTCGGCCATGTCTACGGTTTGTTTGAAAGTATCCAGTGATAGTTGCCTTGTCTGTGACATGGCAATAATGCTTTTCTCTCCAAAGATGAATAGGCCAGCCAGCATCCTCATCCGCATCATGTGAGTCTTGCCATTTTGGCGAGCCACCAATACCCCTACTTGGGATCTAGCCCATGTGCCATCTGGATTTATCTTAAGCGCATCATCTAATACATGTGATTGCCAAGGCAGTAAGGGAACGCCTAACTCATCCGCTAGCTGGCTTACTAGCGGGCCTGCGGTTGGCAGTTTTAGTGGCGGGCTTTGGATTCTTGGTTTTGACAAGCCGTAGGAAATCTCCGACATAGGCTGTTCCATCATTTTCCTCTTGTCTACTGGCAGTACGAGTTTCTACGGTTAAGTGGAGTTGTTGCAACACTGTTAGAAACT